GTACGTTAGTAGCAATATCAATAACATGACAAGTTGAAAAATCTTTACCATCACCTCTAGCTACGTCAGCTACTACCATATAATCTCTTGTATAGTCTGCTGGTTCCCATACCCAAAAGTTTTGGTCAGCGCCTCTCCTTTCAAGAGGATCTTTTATTGTTGTTTGAGATAAAAATTCAATCCATTCTGAATGGAATACTACATCTCCAGATGTACTAAAATCACAATCACACTCCTGTGATGCTAATCTAGGATCTCCTAGTAATTCATCTTGACGTTTTCTCCAATTTTCATCTCGTTCAGGGTGAACGTACCAAGGTAATTTAATTGGTAAGAAATCATTTTCAGCATTTTCTGCTGAAACCCATGTTTTATGGAACCAGTTTCCAGTTCCATAAGGTGTTGAAAGTACAATTGCTCCACCACCTGTAGCTAATGTTTGTTGTGCTGATGCCCATATTTCTCCAATTTGTTCAATGAAAGCTGCCTCATCCACTATCAACAAAGAAACGGCTTCTGAACGACCTGCGTCTGATGATGCTGAAGTGGCTTTGATTTGAGATCCATTACTTAATCTTAATGTTAATTTGTTATGTTCGTCTGCTGGGATTTTAAGCCAAGAAGGTAGGTTATCAAACATGAATTTAACTTTAGTAACCATGTTTTTAGCTGTTTCTTGCTTAGTCGCAATACACAACACGTTTTTATCCTTTTGGAATAACATTAACCATAAAGAATAACCTGCGGCTAATGTTGATATACCTAACTGGCGAGATTTTAATACAATTGAGTATGGATTATCTCTAAATAAACGTAATGTTTTTTCTTGGAAAGGATATAAATTGAATATTACTCGACCCCTTTGTGGGTGCTGAATATTACAATATTTTTTCATAAAGTGAGCCGGATCTTGGGCACACTTTAGATATTCTTCTCTTATTATTTGTTTTAAGTCTTGACTCATAAATTATAGTACCAAAGATAATATCAAACCTATAGTAGCTATTAAAACTGCTGCTTTAGCACCTTTTATTTTATCTTCTAGGTCTGTTATTTTTTTATCTCTCTCGTTAATCATTCCGTCTTTAGAAGTAATAATACCTTTTAAATCTTCTATTTTACCTTCTAAAACTAATCTTGTAGTATCACATACAAATAAAGCAGTATCTTGTCTAAGAATAACTTTTTCCATTATAGAAATAGAGTCACGAGCAACTACTAATTCTTTTTTAATATTATCCCTATCAGCTTTAACTAACAAAGCATTTTTTAGGGATTTAATAGGTACTATTACTGTTGAATCACTTAAACGCTGTTGTGAAAGTGCTGATGATATCATCATCAGACATATTATTAAGGCGATCACGTTCTTTTTCATATTGATCTTTATATTGTTGAGCTTTTTTAGCAATACCTGCTAATTTAGCTTTATCTATGGCAATTAATGAATCTAAAACTTTTCTAGTAGAATCTAAAGTTGAAATTATTGTATCTTTTTTACTAATTTCAATAGTTAAAGAATCTATAGTTTTTTGGTATTGTTTGTCTTTGTCTGAGGAGTAACCTTGTTTGTAAGTAAATAACCCGTAGATTATTACACCTACTAAACACACTAAAACCAATTGCAAAATAAACTTTTTCATATTAATCTTCTTCAGAAGAAGGAAGAATAATTTTTTCTAATGCTTTTTTATCAGCAGTTAATTTTTTTAATTCATCCTTAATTTTTTCTTTTTTATCACCTTTAGCTTCAGTGTATTCTTTAGCTAATTCTTTCATTTTAGTTACAAGTTTTTGTAATTTATTTGAAGCAGTAGTGATTGAATCTTTTTTTTCTAATTCTGCTTTTGATGGTTCTTGGTCTTCATCATCTGATTCAAAAAGTCCAGTCATTTGACCTAATAATTTTGTAGTATCACCTCCTTTTTCAGCTTGAGCTATTATTTGGGCTATTTGTTTTGCAAATTTTGGATCTTTATTAATTTTATCCTCAATTTCTCTAGCTTTAGGATCAGTTGATTGAACTGCAGGACCAAAATTTTCTGTTACTGATTCTTCAGATAAAATTTCGTATATGTTATCTTTAATTTGCTTCTTTAATTCAGACAATTTCATGATAATAAATATCAACCAAAGATTGTTTCTTTAATTTTTGCAATACGTTCTTCAGTAGTACCTGAAAGTTCAACTAGTTTTTTAATTTTATGACTACTTCTATATAAAATCAAATGAATAACACTGTCGATAGTTTCTCTATATTTCAAATCAGTAGTTCTAACTCCATTATCTTCCATTTCAACACCAACAGGAGATACATAAAAAATATAATCATATTCTTCAACTAATTTATAAGCAGCATCACAAAACGCTTCAGCCTCATAATAATCAATTGATTTAGCTGCTTTAGTAAACGCCATAACATCAATCACAGTACGATCTGTAATAATATCATCATACATTAGTTCAGCACAACGTTCAGCTAAAAATATAAATTGACCTTTTAATGTTGAATCAGTATTCAATGGGATACCTAAGTCACGTAAATATTTTGAACGTTCAGTAGCAAAATTATAATCTGCAAATTCAGGTAATTCTTTTAAAGCATTTACCAATGTAGTTTTACCTACACTCATTGTTCCACACAATCCTATCTTCATATTAGTTTCTATTTTGACCCGCCTGACCCATTGCTGTTTTGTACCAAGGTAAACCTTCACGATTGCGTCTTCTTTCTTTCCAATCATCATGACTATATTGAATACCATGAATATGATATTCTTTTTTACCATTTGGATGGATTAAAGCTGCTTCTTCCATATTGTGCAATTTCCCTTCCCAAATCCAAGCAATAGTACCATCAGCTTTTACTAATTTTTTACTTGGTTGAAATTTATTTTTATCACTCATAATATTAATATAACATATTTTTTATAAAAGGCCAAACATTATTTCTATAATTCTAGTAATTAAGTTTTTTTCCTCTTTTAGAATATTGTCCTTCTATTTCAAAATTACTGTTCAATACCGCTAATACTTCTTGTGTTTTTTGAGTTTCTCTATATAAGCCTGATGTCCAATGGTCTTTAGTAGCAGCAAATTCCCATGGGCCTCCAGCTTCTTTAATTTTATCTTGTACCCATTTGCTTAAATCGGAGTAATTGGATTTTTGTTTTATTACAACAAATGTTTCTCCTTGTTTAAGTAAATCATTAGATATTAATTGGTCCATAAATTTATATGCTCCTTCTAAAGTTTTAGAAAATGAAATATACTTTCCGTTATATTTTTTCCAAATATATTCTTTTAAATCAGGGATTTTATGAATATCTTCAATGTATAAAACTCTATATGTTGTTCCAAAATCTTTGTATCCTAATTGGTTTAGTTTTAAAACAAATACTCTGTTAATTGAAGAATCATCATGTACTCCTCCTCTTCCTAACCAATCTTCAATATATTTATCTAAATTTATTTCTTCCTTTAATAAATTTACTAATTTTATCATATTTATATTTTATAATAAATATTTAATTATTATTTCCAGCTAATAATATCACCATGCAAATTATCCCACTCGCATCCTTTATTAATTAATTTAGATACAGCTAAAATACCTTGAGCACCTGATACTGTAATACCACGAGCTGATAAAGCATCTCCTACAAAGTGAACATTCTGGTATTCAACTAAAGCTAAATCACTATGATAAACAAGAGGTTCAGGTGAAAGATATTTTACTTCAGGAACATAAACACCCCAATCATCTTGTAATGTTGGAAATACTTTTTTCATATCTTCAATAAAGTCTTCAATGTAATCCCAATACTCACCCATTCCTTGTTGTATAATACTTAGATTATCAATTTGAACAGAACTAACTCTTTCACCTTCTGATGTAGTTGATGGTTTACGAGTTGGACTATAATATAAACCTGTTCCTGCATATTGTAATTCATTTACTACTTTACGAGACCAAGCGAATGGATCTCCAATGTTATTAATTTCCATAATAATACCAAAGTTAGTCATGTCATTTCTATATTTAGGATCTTTTTTAGCATGACCATTATAGGAATGATTACCGTAAGTGTCTTCTACAGCAACATAAGCGGCATTATTATTAGTACAAAACGAACGTAATGAAACGCCTTTATCTTCAAACTTACGATACAATTTAAAATCATAACTAATGTCAATTAGTTTCTGAAAATGTTTTTGTGGTGCTTCAAATCGAACTCCAATTTGTACTGATTTAGGTTCAGTTTCTAGTTGATATTCGTCTTGAATACTTTGAGCAAAGTCAATACCTGATTTACCTACTCCAAAAATCAATTCATTATATTCAATAGCGTATTGTCCTTCTTTGCCTTTAACAGTTACATAGACTAAATTAGATTCAAAGTCAACTTTAAACACACGTTCATTCCAAACAAACTTAACACCTTTAGACACTAAATAATCATACCAATTCTTACCAATTTCATGAAGATAATCTGTACCAACATGCCATACAGGAAATAAACGAAGACCAAAATATGGTTTAATAAACTCAGGTTCTTCTACTGGATTTGAACATTGTACTTCTTCAGGTTTAGGATGAAAACGTTTAAAGTTATTAATAACTTCATCCATTAATTCCATTGCTTTCTTTTCACCAACATACTTTGAAAGTTGACCTCCAATTGCTGTATGGTAAGTTAGTTTACCATCACTCCATCCTCCAGCACCTAGAAAACCTGTCATTACTTCTTCTGGTTTTCGGTTGTAAGGATCATTACCCATGTCAATGATAGTAATGTTTTTGCCTGGATAACCATTGTCAACTAATTTAGTAGCGGCATTAACACCTGCTACACCTGCTCCTACAATTACAATTTTCTTATTCATGTTCATTTGTTAATATATTATACTTTACACTAAAAGCCAAATTAAAGATGGCACCTTTTTAGGGGCGCCACAGCTACCATATATTAAACTCTTACGAGCGACTGGCTATGAATCAGTCTTTATTTATTTTAATTACAAGTTTTCCTTCGCCTTTTATAACTCGGTGCCACTCATGTCTTAATATACATATCAAAAGGTTAGGTTCCAAATCCCAAGGTAATTCATTTTCAAACTGGAATTTCCATCCTTCACCGGGTTCAATAATTTCAATTGTTCTGTCTTCATCATCACGATGCCACATTAGCTCTATAGGGTCAATGTTTTCATCGAATTCCCTAATAATGTATTCGTCTGTAACTTCTATATCCTTATATGGTCTCATTCATATCATAATAAAACGAATCTCCGTCTTCAGTAATCCATCTATCGGATTGGTTTTCTACTGAGGGTAATTCTGTATCTACTTTATATTGTTTTAAATCCTTAGGTAATTTTTTAGTTACCCAGTTTGAATCTTTCCAAAATATTCTATTATTAGGCATACACATTAAATATCCTTCATCAGATTCAAATACGTGACCACATTTATAATCTGTTGGTTCATCACTATAAGGATTATTATACCAATCTACAGTAAAAATATATGTTCCCCAAACTTTACTTCCGTCTCTTAAAACAACTTGTGCTCTATGATATGCTA